GAACCGCCGCGCCCCGAGCATCTGGTACTGGAGCCAGTGCCGCTGCTCATGCCTGACGAGCGCTGTCTCGTTGATGCGCTCGGCTAGGATGAACACGCCCCACGGCGGCAGCGTGATGCCGCCGTAGCCGAAGGTCCGCAGGAACCAGCGGATGATGTGGGGCGCGGGGCGTGGGGTCATATCGGGTACATGCCGCTGACCATGATCTGCGAGGTGGCCGAAATTCCGGCTGCGGTCAAAAATTGCATTGTTTGGCCAGAGCCACCTTCCACCAACTGAACGTAGTTATTCCCCGGCTGAATGATTGCCGAAAGCTGTGTGTAATTTACGCTCATCGTTATGCCGGAAATGTACGCGACAGTTACAGAAGTAATCTGGGCGTTTGCACTACGGTGAGGAAACGGAAGACCTGTCAAACGTATAGCTCCAGCGGTAGCAGGATCTTTCGCTGACAGATTTATATAAACATTAAAAAAGCAAACATCGCCTATAGTTCGCCACGTCATAACATTTCCGGCGTAGGTTTGCACACCAGGAGTACTAGCACCAGCCAAAAACATTGCACCCACCGTGTCAACATTGGGCGCAAGGTAATTGTTGAACGGATTATTTCCTACGCTTACTTCTCTATTGTTGGCGGCAAAAATCTTGGCGCTTGGACTGCCTGCTATATTTGTTTCGCAAGGTCCACCACCCAACACGGAAATAACATTGTCCGTGTATGTCATTTCAGCAATCGATGTGTTTGCAAAGGCCAGCGCCGCCGGAACCGCAAGAAGGTAGTTATTCACAATACGCAGTCCGGTCAGGCCAGCGCCTGCTAGACCACAAGAAATACCAGCGATTGTGTACCCTTCAATTTCATTGTTAGCGATTTCCACGGGATATGGACGCAGCAAATATATGCTTATCGATCCACCGTTGAAATTGTTGTCCACAATCGTGTGAACAAGACCGCCATCATCCCAGATACCAATGGCCTGAACGCCACCAAGCGCAGGATTGATCTGGTTATCCGTAATTGTGATTCGGTTTGTGTATCCAACAACTGCAGTCGGGTGCTTAAGAACAGGACCGTCTGCCAATCTAATAAGAGCACCAAGACCTATATTTCCAAGCGCTTCAAAAACACATTTGGAAATTGTGGATATTTCCGTCTGATGGAACACAAGACCGAAAGAACCGGCGCCTGCAAAATTAAATTTGCAGTGCTCAATATAAAGGTACGTTGAGCCGGTGTCGTAAAACAACGCCTTTCCGCTCGCCAGCGAGTTACAAACAAACGTAATTCCTTCGATACGAATGGATGCAAATGTAGACGAGTTGATTGGGTTATTGATTACGTTAGCGTCGTTTGCTCCGGTGTAAACAAGCACCGCGCCCTCGGTGTTGCTTACATTGATATTCGGTCCGTAATAGTGGGCTCCGTTTTTCCAAACCAATGTGGATGTGTGTTTGTAAACACCATCGTTAAAATAAAGCGCTGTTCCGTTCGTTGAAGCAAAATCAATCGCTGTTTGAATGGCAGTCGTGTCATCGGCCACACCATCACCGACAGCGCCAAAGTCCTTGACGCTCACCACTTCACGCATCTTGGCCTGCGCCGTGCGGGTGACTGCGCCGGTGCCGGCTTGGAGGAAACCGACCAAAGCAGAACCGCCAGAAGCGGCAAGCTGCGCCAAAGTGGCTTGATCTGGGCCGCCGATATTGTCAACCGTCCAGATTTCGACGTCGGTGGCAGAGGTCAGCTTGAGCTTGTACAGCGAGTTATCCAGCCACACGTTGGCCTCGCCGCGACTGTCAAGAATGACAGGGTTGGCGTTAGGCGTTGCGCCGCCGTAGTTGGTGTACGTTGCGCGGGGCGTGGTGGTTCCAGCGTCGTAGCTGTACAGCTTGCCGCCGACTAGCGGGTTGCCGTTAGCGTCAAAAAACTGGATTTTGGGAGCCGGGATCAGAGCAGCCATTTTATCACCTTGGAATTAGCGTTACTGTAGGGGCCACAGAATAAGTAATCCGCAGCCTGTCGGTAGATGATAGAGCAAACGCACCGTAAAACGAGCCCGTACTGTACCAGTTGGTGCCGTCCCTGCTAAACTCTAAATTAGACACCCCACCACCAGATATGACAACATCCACCGCGTAATCCTGGGTATTCTGCAGTGTGAATGGAGACCCTGTTGGAACCACCGCGCTTGGTGCGTTCAAGCTCTGCGCCTGTAGTAGAGAAGAAACTGGTGCTTTTCTCGTCACAGGGGAAATTCCCTGATCTACTACGATATAGTCATTACCAGATACTCCGACAGTAGATGGGAGATCTTTAATTCGCACAGGGCACCGCCTTACGTATTAGATAGATACAAGAGCTCCGTGCTGTCCTGGTCACTCACCATGAGGGTAGTGTCCATGTCCGGCACGCGGGGCATGTTGGCCTCGTCGAACTCGAACGGAGGCGTAACCTGCACGCCGTACAGGCCGGAGCGGGAGCGGTCAGTGCTGTCAAAGCCCCGCGAGTTACCAAACTCGTAGACGTTGTGGTCCGGCGCGGCGTACTCGCTGCCCCAGGCACGCTCAACCAACTGCTGCCAGTTAACCGTGCCCGTGCTGACGCGGCTAGTTATCTGGCGCGTAGTGGCGGATATGCTGGTAGCCATGGTGCGTAGTGTACGCCCAAAACCTGAACTATACAAACTCCGGTTCTATGTATCCAACCTCCCGCAGCGTGGGGGCGTGCGGCTCCATGTCGTAGATGCGGGACAGGGCGTCCACAAGGTCTTTGTTCCCGCCAAAGGGGAAGAAGTGCACTTGCAACCTGAGCTCCTTGCTCAAGTCGTATATCTGGTTAGCCTCGTCCTTGCGGCGGATGGGCCGCGCGATGCGGTGCGTGTAGCCGGTGTTCTGCGCTTTGCGCTGCGCGGTGGTGAGCTTGTCGTCCTCGGTGTCGTAGGGCAGGTAGATGCGGTGGCTGCGGAGGTCAGGGCCTAGGCGCTGCACGCGGTCAGTCTTACTACCCTCACTGTCTCGGGGCCACATGAGCTCCTCAATGGGGAAGTGCCCGCCCTCGTTGGGCTTCTGCATCTGCTCGCTAAAGTAGTCCAGGTCAGCCTGAGCGCCAAAGGCCTCGTACCCCACCTTCACGTTCTGCACCCCCGGCGCACGCTTCCAACGGTGGTACATCTGGGCGGTGCGGGTCCAGCGCTCGCGCAGGTCCATCTTGTGGTTGAAGCCATCGAGTAGGTACTTGTTCAGCGCGTAGTCAACGCCCACCACGGCAATGGCGGTCTTGGCGGAGCCTTTCTTCTTGCTGCGGGCGGGGTCAACCATGATGTAGACGTTCATCACCTCGGGGCGGACCTCGTAGGTGCGGAGGTCCTCCACGTTGAACATGCGCTGCTGGCCTGCCAGCGGGTTTTGCAACATCTGGCAGGAGATGGTAGCCTCGCCCTGGTCCCGTACCTTCTTGCTCCAAGTTTCCTGCGTAAACAGCACGGGCTTGCCGGTGATGGTACCGTCGTCCGTAGCGGGGTGCATGCGCACGATTACCGACTTACGCTTGATAATCTCCTCGTACGTGTCAGCGTAGCTGTACCGCGTGCCGATGTGCCACTTGCGCCCGCCAGCGGTGCCCAGGTTGTCGCTGAGTTCCCAGGCCTCGGTGGTCTTGGCGATCTGCTCCGGCGTGCTGACTGACTCGCGCGTCACAACGTCGTCATACACCATGAGTGCGAAGTGCTTTGACGTTGGCTGCCCGTCCACAAGGCCGTGGGCCTCAATGGTATTCTCCTTTGGGTTGCTCTTGCGGCAGACGGTGATGCCATTGTCCAGTGACCAACTCGGCGCCTCTCGCTCCGGCGTTTGCCAGAATATGGTGGGGAACAACGCCCGCAGGTCCGTGTTGTTTTCAAATTCTTTCTGTATCTGCCGCAGGAACGCCTTGGCGATTGGCTTGGTGTGGCTGAATAGGCCGATGGTTATCTCGGGGTCGTTGATCACCTCCTGGATAATACCAGCAAAGGTGATTATCGTGCTCTTGTAGTGCTCGCGGGCCCAGAGGTCAAGGTAGCCGTCACGGGCGCACTCCACCTCCCTACACCGGGCGTACAGCCAGGGGTGGATAGCGTCAACGCGGTGCAGCACCTCAACCAGGAGGTAGTACCTGTCATTCTGCGCCAGCCAGGGTTTGACGGTGGGGCCCAGGTCGGCCTCCAGTATGCGCCAGAAGTTAGCCACGCTGTGGAACGGCGCGGCCAGCAGGGCGGCTTTAATTTCCGGCGTCATTCTCTACCACCTCCACAGCGCCCATGTTCTTAGCCAGCACGGCGGCAAACTTGCTCAGCACGGCGTCGGTAGCTTGTTGCTCAGGGGCGGTAGGGGCGGGCTTTTCAGTGTCCTCAAACACGCCCTGAATACCATACGCCTGCCGCTCGAGGAGCATGAGGGTCTTCATACTGTCGGCCAGACGGCTGAGCACCTTGCTCTTGGTGTCAAGATCTAGCTCGTCCTCATGTCCCAGCTCGGTGAAGAACTTGTTGCACATGCTGCGGGCGCTGGAAATGTCCTTGCGGTGGGTGCTCAGCACCTGCGCCTGCATCTGCGTGTTGACGCGCTCAATCACCTCCAGGTCACGGGCCTTGGTTTCCGCCAGACGCTCTCGGTTGGCCAGCACCATTTCCGCAGTCATGCGGGCAACGAGCTGCCCCTTGTCCCGCGTCCAGCCACGGGTGCTGGCACGGGAGATTACTGCCGTGGGGGTAACCCCTATCTCCACGGCGATGCGGTCCACCGGCTTGTCAGTGGTCTCGTACTGGACCTGAGCCCAGTCCCAGTCGTTATGCCGAGCTGGGATAAAGACGGCTTTATTTGCTGTTGCTGCCACGGTTCTTGATTACTGCGTTGGCACTGGCGATTGCGCGGGCCTTGTTCTTCGTCTTCTTCAGTACGGAGTTTGCAACGGCAGACCACTGGCGCTGCTCGGGCTTGGTGTCTGCCTTCTTGGTGTGGCGGGATGCATCGGCCATAGTCCAGGGCATGTGGGGCTCCAGGTGTGGGGTGACTAGCCTAGTGTACTGCCACCGGGGTGGGGAAGACACGGGTGCTGAAAAATTTCGATCGATCGACCGCCGAGCAGAAAATCTAGGTCTGTGTTCTCTAGCTTGGTATGTGGGTCTTGGTTCTCTGGGGGAATGTTTTCTACTCAATTTGCCACGCACACAGGGGCGGAGACAGACACGCCCCTTAACCCCCGCAATGTTAAATTTTGGGTTCGGGGTTCTTGGCGTCGCGGTCTGGGGCCCCTAGGGGTTTCTACCTAAGGGTAAACCCTAATAGGGTAAACCCTTAAGGGTTTCTACCTAGGGGTTTCTACTTACGGGTAAACCCTTAATGGTTTCCACCTAGGGGTTTACCCTTACGGGTTTCTATCTAGGGGTTTCCCCCAGTAGTGCGCGGAGCGTCGCTATGGTAACCACGTGCCTGAGCGCGTGCCCGTGCACCAAGCAATCCGCATGCCAACCTCATTAGGGTTTGCCCTAGTATGCAAACACGCAAAACCTCGGCACAATGGGCTCATGCCCTAGGCAATGGGGCATACCGAAAGGGGGCAGGTACTAGCCCCTCAGCGTAAAGGAAGCCTATCATGGCATCACGCAAGAAGTCCCCGGCCCCCGTAGTTGAGGCCCCCGTAGTTGAGGCCCCCGTAGTTGAGGCCCCTACGACCGTCGAGGTACCCGCCACGACGGTAGCTGTACCCGCAGTGTATAACGGCGTACCCTTTGAGGCGCTGACCCCCTCCCAGCGTGCTTTCGCCACGGCGAAGCGGCCCGTGGCCCTTGCCCCTGCCCTTGCAAGCGGCCCGGTGCTGACGGTGAACCCTGGAAAGCCCTACCGCGTGGCGAGCGCGAACAATGCACACTGGTGGGAGGCCATCCAGCGTGCCCTGGAGAACGGCGCTGGCGCATGCCCTGCGACTGATATGGTGGCCGCTGGCGCCTGCCCGAAGTTCGTAGGATACGCTGTACAGCGTGGATGGTTGATTAAGGCGTGAGCCTAGGGGGCGGAAGCCCCCTACCATACCCGGCGAACCGAGGCCACTAGGGGAAACCCTAGTGGCCGATTGACGTTGACGGACGACGACAGACGGACGACGAGCTGACGATCGCTGATCGCCGAGCGTCCCAGACCCACAGACTCTACGATCTTTGATATTTTACGTCTACGTTCGAGGTCCGTATACGCGCGCGGGCGGGGGATCACGGTTCTGTGATCGGGGAGCGCTACATCCTCACCCACCTAGGGTCTGGGATCGGAGAGGCTGACCAGTCCGCGCTCCTGGATCGTTGAGTGGTACTCGGGTCGCCATGGAGTCGGGGATCTTTAGTCTTTTTGGTTCGCAGTTGAGGTCCATATACGCGTGCGCGGGCGTGCGTACGACCAAAGTTTGTGCCCCTTGGTGCACGCGGGGGCTGCAATTTTGGTCGTAGCCCACTTGTCCCAAGCGTCCAGCACCGTGGGGATGGCTGACTGGACGCAGGTCTTGGACCTCAGCACCGAGTGGGAAGGGTCAACTTATCAAGGACCAAGATCTCAGCACTCGGTGGGGAAGGTCACAATTCGTGGGGCGGGTTACCTACTGCTTGGATCGTGGGGATGCCAGCGCCCAGTTTTCAATGACTCGCACTACACCCCTCCACGCACCAATCAAAACCACCAAATTCATCCATTTGTTGCCAAAACACAACAGTCTACACGCACCCCATAACATTGCAATGTTACAAAACAACCCCCAAAAACCCCATGTTACCTACGCTAAGTGCTTACCACGTATAGGTTTTTTGGTCTAGGTAACTACGGTAACTACGCAACGGGCAAACCGCTATATATACGGGGCATGTATGGGGCATGTATGGTAGACGCCAT